CAAGTCTGTGGGTGATGGTCCTGCCATCTCAGCAATGTCTTGCTGGATAGGTGCAGTTGGTGAGCCACCCTCAATGCGAGACCTAGTGATAGCCATCTGGCGCTCACGCTCTAAGTTCTTGACGAATCCCTCGTACTCGCCTTGCGAGTTAAAGACGGTGCGCATACGGTCACGCATCTCACGACTATTGATGAATCTGCCAGCAATGTCACCAGTCTCCTTCATGCCGTAGATTTCGTCACGCAAAGACTGAACTGCACCGAGTCGATACATCTGGCGCTCACCATCGTCGGAGAGTTTAGCCAACTCGCGGTTGATTTCTGCTGGTGACTTCTTCAAGAACTTATTAGAGCCAGCCTCTAGAGCGTCCTTCAATAACGACTCACTAGCGAATGTCTTGACAGCCTCACCGTAGACAGGCACGCCAGTCTGCTTGTCTGTAATGGCATTGAGTAACTCAACACGCAGTTGGTTTAAGTCGTTGGCGCGAGTCGTCTTGCCAGCCCTCTTAGCCTCGTTTGCTGCATCTCCAACATACTTGTAAGCCTTATCCAGCATTAGCATACTGTTTGGCGGTAGATCAGCATATTGCGGTAATCCGCGAGCACTCTCAATGGCTGTCTTGATGTCGCGTGACTTAGCCAGCAGTTCGTCAATCTTCGGAGAGTAGACCTCACCAGCAGCAAAGGCTTGCTCGTACAAAGGTCTAGCCTTCTCAGCACGAGTCTTGATGATCTCGTCAGCAACCTCACCAATGTCACGCGCACCGACTGCGGTGAAGTCTGTGATGTCCTTGGTGATCCTTGGACCAGCGCCTACGGCACGCTCCACAAGCATCTGACGCACATCTGTCTGAGCACCACTAGGAACTGCCATAGCACCGCGTGCAAGCCTACGCATAGACTCGCCACCAATGTCTGCCAATGTCTCATCTCTACCGCCTAGAATGCGAACTGTCTCAGCCTGACGCGCAGCTAACTGCTCAGGACTTGTGCCTTCGCGTATCAATGCGCGTGCTATCAACTCCTGCGCCTTAGTCTCTGCTGTTTGTGCTGGAGCGCCTGTTAAGACATTTGCAATCTTGCGTCCTACTGGTGCGAGAACGGTACTGACAGCAGGTGCTGCTGCACCCATGCCTAGACCTAATCCACCACCAAGCAAACCACCCGTAGCGCGACTAGGTAGACCGCCCTCAGCGCCACCGACACCAGACGCAACGCCTGATGCAACACCGTAACCAGCACCACGACCCATTTGAGCCAGTAGGCTTGGCGCTTGTTGTGCAGCAACCTGTGCAACCCTGCCAGCAGTTGCAGTTACAGCAGGAGCTGCTGCGCCACCCGTCAATAAACTAGCGCCAAGTGCAGCAGCCACAGGTGCTAGACCACCACCTATCTCTGCCATTGTTGAGCGTACAGGATACTGCTCACCATACTCTTTGAGTCCAGCCCTGACGCGGGAAAGCATCTGCTCGTACTGTGGACCGCTAATAGCGCCAGCCCTAAATGCTGCTTCTATCTCGTCGGCAGTATTAAAGGTTAAGCCCTGCAAGAATGGTCCTGCAATGCTTGATTTAATGGGAGCACCGCCAACCTTTGTAGCGTTCTTAATAGCTTGCTCATAGCGTGTTACTGAAAATCCTTCAGACTTCAAGTAGGACTGCACCATGTCAGTAGACTGACCTTGATCTTGCAAGGTCTTGACATTCTGCTGGATGCGTTCAATATTTGTATCAGCCATCAATAACCTCTACTCGTTTGGTTTTTTCAAGTTAAATCGTTGCCACCACTCTTGACGAGTCTGTGGGATATTTGTTGCAGTTCCACCTTTTATTATTTGTTCTGGTGTCTGTACGCGCTTGAATGGATCATAAACAATCTGATTAGGATCGAGTTTGTAATTCTTTGCAACCTCGGTGTATCTGTCGATTAAGTCTTTAGATAGTTGGCGCTGCGATTCAACAATGTTTCTAGACTGGTTTAAGAAATCACTACGAATATTCTCGCCAAGACGCTCACCATTCAAAGCCTTGTTATATAAATTTCTAACTGTGTCTGACACGCCACCAGCATTTGAAGCAGTAGCAAACTCACCCTCACGCACGACAGAAGTAGGATCAAGCACCTTCATAAAGCCAAAAATCAAAGATATATCTCCAGCAGCAGACGGGTTTTTTGCTGCCGTTTCAATCTTCTGGTATGCCTGATTTAAGTCAATGAATGGTTTAACTTGAGCTTGGAACTCACCACGCAAGTCCTTTTCGTTGGCAAATGTCTTTCCTTGTAGCGGAATGATTGGGACAAGTGGTTGCAGTCCAGTAGGTGCTGCTTGAGGTGCGCCAGCACCACCAGTAGGTACAACGGCACTAGGTGCGCCAGCAGGGGCTGGAGCGACAGCAGGACGAGGAGCACCGCCTACACCACCACCCATGCCACCACCACCAACTTGGAAGTAACCGCCAGCCTCTGCGCCACCAACAATTTGAGGTGCAAGGGTCTTACCAAAACTTGTACCTGCTGGCACTTTGTCTTTATCCATAAATGTAATTACGCCACCTCGATCAACTTGGATCAGTTCTCTTGCTGGTCCATATCCTTCAACGGTCTTAAATGTTCCATCACTCATTTGATTGACTAAGACTTGCTTACCTTCAAAATCAGTAACCTTGATTGGCGCACCCATTGGTTTCTCGATTGGAGCAAACTGCGCAGACACAGGAATAAATTGACCACTCTTTGTACGCTGTACATACTCGCCAGACGCACTCTTAAAAATATCGCCAGTAACTTCTTCTCTTGGTTTAATCTTTAAGGCAGTCTCCAAATACTTTGCTGCAATGTCTGGATACCCTGATCTATCAGCAATCACATATTTATTCATTGCGTCTTGATACAACATCTCTTGCTGAGACATTTGCGGAGCTGGTGCTCTGACTTGCTGACCGATTAAGTTTGCACGCGCAACCGTAGGACCAGCAGGTAGACCGCCAATAGATATTGCTTGATCTGGAGTGATCGTTGTAACTTCACCCATAGGTTGTGCTGGCTGGAGTTGCTGATCTTGCAATGCCTTGCGGAAGTCTTCAAGACGCTTGGCTTCTGCTAACTTCTGGCGTGTCAATAGATTTTGAATTGCACCTTGTTGTGCTTGCTGGTATCCAGCAGTACCTGCTTGGAAAGCACCGCCAAGGGCTTGACCTAAAGAGATTCTTCTGGGGCTTGGACCGCCAGCCTGTAAGAGAGCTGCTGCTGCTTGCAGCATTGTTTGGTTTTGAATACCACTTTGTTGCTCTGGCGTGAGATAGTCTTCTAGACCAGTACCGCCACCGCCAAAGAGTAAACCGCCAAAGTCAGTTGTTGCCATGTCTTACCCCAGTAAACCAAGGATTGCACCAATACCAGCACCATAACCAGTACCTAGTGCTGGTATTGCCTTGCCTAAAGCTGCACCACCTAAAGCACCACCCAAGGCACTTGTGCCGTAGTTGCGATAGTTAGGTGATTCAGTAGTCATGCCGAGATTTGGTAAATTTATACCCAAACCAGCAGAAGAGATGCCTAGTTTCTCAAGTCCTAGATTACGCATGGCATCGAGTTGAGCTTGCTCAAATGCTTGTCTTGTACCGCCAAGACCCAAGACAGTCTGACCGCCTTGAAGTTGTTGCTGTCTTGCGTACTGTGCGAGCTGTGACGCATCCCTAAAACCAGACTGTCTTAGACCTGCCGAAGCCCTTGCAGACTCACGAAGCGCTGCCTCGTTTAGCATTCCTTGTGTGATGCCTTGGCGTGAACCACCAAACGCTCTTGCAGCCGTAGCCTTACCACGCTCTGTTAAATCTGCCATCTGCCTTTGCTTTTCAATGTCTTGCATTGTCTGCTCAACGACTTGTTGCTCATAAGGGTTTTGGAATTGAGAAATAGTCTCACCAGTAAATGGCGTGAGCGATGTATTGACAAGCTGCTCTTCGCCAGCCTGATACATCGGATTAAATCCAGCAAATTGCTTATAAGGTAATGCAGCAGCGACATTCCTGCCTTGCTGCACATTTTGTAAATAAGCTCTCTTTAAATCAGGATCAATCGACTGAGTTTGTACCGTAGTACCGCCACCTTTGCTCATAGTAAACCCCTTAATTTTGTCTTTGGAATTGACTCGTTATTTATCATATCGAGCAATCCTCTTCCATACTTCTGTACTGCTGATTTCTTGATGACATACTCGCCAAGTTGAGTCTTGCGATATGCGTCGTCTGGTCCTTCTGGGTTATCGCCAAAGGTGTTCTGTCTGGTGACCATGCCTTGTATGTATTGAGGCATTCCAATAAATCCACCCATGTATTCGCCACCACTATCACCGCCACCGCCACTAGCACCGTCACCTGATGAGCCTGACGATGCACCGTCACCTGATGAGCCATCGCTTCCGACAGCTCCACCGCCACCGCCACCAGCAGCACCGCTATCGGCTGCTGCGCCACCGCCAGTTGCTGCGCCAGCAGAAGCGCCTTCGCCACCTACATCGCTACCCATGCCAGTAGAGCCAGCTCCAGCAACACCGTCAACACCTGCTGCTGTGCTTGCTCCCGAAGCAGTAGCAATATCGCTTGCTAAGTCCAAACCACTTATGGCATTAACTGAATTTACGCTAGTGCTTGACAGGGCATCCATTAAGCCAGCAGCGATTGCAGCAGCTATTGGAGAGATAGACTGATTAGATATGGAATAACCAAGATCGCCAAGTGCAGAGCCAGTTGGTGAGCCAGAAGACGATATGCCTAATCCGCTACTAATTCCATCGCCATATCCACCATCGCCACCAACTCCATTGCTATACAGACTGTCGCCACCGTTATATTGATAGTTTCCAAAAGATGGGCTTAGTAACCCAAAGCCAGAATAAAGCGACGGGTCATATCCTCCAGTCACTTGATTAGAGTAACTTGGATAAGTGAATGGGGATCGTTGTTGATACCCATACATTATTTTTTCATAAGGTGTCATTGCCACTTATAGCTCCTTGCTTAACATGAACCATTTTGGTTCATATCCTTCATCTTTTAGGAATGTCTTTTCCCATCCTTTGCGACCTGCGAGCGTAACTCTGGCGCATCCCAGTTGTTTAGCCCAAGACTCAATGACAGGTCTCATTGATTTGAGTTCATCTAGGTTTCCACCAGCCAAGAAGTAATGCAATACCTTGACCTGTGGGTAAACAATAATCTCTGTGATGACTGCCGAATTGTTGTGATTCCAGATTTGAAACCTGCCATCACTTACACCTTGGGCAACATCCTCAATCGTGTGCGTTCCTGCCGAGTATTTTAATGCCGACTCGATAGGTTCTCGCAACCTCCAAAACTCGTCAATGTCGCTCACCTCTTCCCCATCGGGACTACCTCAACTCTGTTTACGCCAACTCGCCAGTCCTCTAGGACTGCACCCGTGTATCTGATCTTTACCTGTCTTGCAGCGAATCTCACATCTGTCGGTTGCGCTGCTGCATACGGTCCATAAGTCGTCTCAGTCGAAGTCGGATACATCCGAGCCTTGAAGGAAACGACGACCTCGCCCAGCGTTTGCTCGTCTGGGATAACTTGCTTTACGCTCATTATGTTGTCGCCATTACCTATCTCAAAAGGACCAGACTCCACGAATGGCGAAGCCCCGTCGTATGCGTAGCCGACTTCGTGCTCGAAGATGTAGCCGTCAGTTGAGATCATCAAGGGATAGGTGAAGACTCCTCTGTCAGTTCCTGCTGTACGCGCCAAAGTGCCAATCGACCAATGTCCTTCGCGGTAGTTGTAAGTAACATAGGAGTCGTTCTCGTTGCTGGCGCTCGATGGATAGAACCAGATGCACTCACCGTACTTACTATTATGGACAGCGTAAACTTTGCTGGCTTGGTTGTAGTTGATGTTCTGGAAAACATAGTCGCCAACATCTGAAGGCAATGGCTTGGCATAACCGTCATATATCCAGAACCCTGACTTAGACATCCATATGGCTGCCGTATCAATGGCTGCTACTGCTTGTGATGAGATCACGCCACAACCTGATCCGACCTTCTCGAAGCTGTATATATAAGGCAAACCAATATAGCTGGCAGCGTGGACATCGACATCGGTAAAGATTAGATTGACACCTCGGACGCGCTTACCGCACTTTATTGATCCGACTGAGTTGATCTCAAAGTCACCTGCCTGATTGGTTGCAGCAGGTGTCCAGACTGTATTGTTTTCTTGATCGCACCAAGATACCTTGCGCGGGTTACCTGACGCACCAAGGGCAAAGACAAAGCGCTCTGCTGTCGTCATCACAGCCTCATTACCCGTTGGCGCGTTGACGATGGCAATAGCCCTTGTTGGCGTGACAAAACCTAGTTGCCACTCAAGGAGCTGACCGTCAGCGTTGGAGCACGCAACCAAATATTCGCCCCATGAGTCCATTGACCAAGTTGTCGCTGGGACTATCCCCCCTAAGTCTGGACGCGCCACACCATAGGCATAGTTACCGTAGGTGCTGTAACCGTAGCCAGTCTTTAGCGTTGCGTCTGTGATGCCAGTTGTAAAGGTGACTGGTGTAATGTCCTTCAAGACACCCGCCTCGCTCATTGCGTAGAGCTTTGTAGGCGTGCCAGCAGCAATAAAACGCACATCTGAGTTATCTCGCCAAGTCAGCATTCCACGACTGACACCAGTCATTTGTGATGCCGATCTCTTACGCCAACCGCCCACAGGTCTCAGCGTGTTCTCAAACCATCTGATAAGGTTCGAGTCAAACCAGCGCCCCATAGACTGGTACTCAGTACCGTTGCGGTAGATTCCTGCTGGGATTTTTAAGGGTACGAGTGCCATAGGTCAATTATGCTGAAAGATTGGACACAAAGGTCATAGTCGTAATAACCGACGGGATTACAGGTCTGGTTGGTGTGGAGCTGGCAGCGTAGTGCTCGATGGCAACGCCAACATCAGTTGGTCTCCACATCAGCTCAACATAGTCATTTGTGTCAAGACTCACAAATAAGTTCATTGCAGCAACAATGTGAAATGGATCGCTTGGAGACTTGCGTGCAGCAAAGCCAAACCTTGAGTTTGAATTGCTGATATTAGTGCCGTTCTTTCTAAACCAGATGTCCACATCTTGCGGTGCATTCGTTGTGTTCGTGAGCTGCACGCTGAACTGGATGTTATAAATTCCAGCCTGTGCAACATTGAGCCTTGACGAGTTAGACAAGGTTACGCCATTGCTCAAGTCTGTCGTATCAAATGTGATTGCGTAGGCAGTCGTCGTATTGGCTGCCACCTGATCAGTTAAGTCTAGAAATGCCCCGTAGGGGGTGTTTAAATACTTGCCACCACGCGGTGACGCAAGGGTCTGTAAGACATTTGTGAGCTTCAAGAAGAATGTACGCAAGGCAGCATTCGTCTGCGCAACCGTCAACCTGTCGTAGCTATCCTGCGGATTAGGCAGGTCTGGCGTGGCAGGGGTCTGGAGCTGCTGGTAGAAGTTCGTCATACTGCCTTGTTGTATTCGTCTTGCGTCAACAAACCGATGGCGTACTTATTCTGAGGTCTGAAGATGGTGAGCTTTTGCTGACGCAATGCTGGCGCAAAAGATATATGAGTCCAGCCCTTATCGCCAAATTCGTGGATCATCTGATCAAACTTGATACCTGCTGCGTCAATAGCCTTGCAGACCTCTAGTGGAGTGCCAAAGCCCTTGCATACGAAGTCAATAGCCCAGCCGTCCATGTGACTCGATACCTTTGATCCACCCACCGCCACATTGACCTCTGGCAGACGAATCCATGAGTTGACATTGATTGACTTACCCAGCAACGCTCTGACCTTCTCCATGCCAGCAGCAGCCGTCTTCATGTTCTCTAATTGCTGTGCGTCTGGCTGGTTGCTGATACCAAGCCTTGTGGCGGTATCGGAGTGCGTTGCCTCCTCAAGTGTGAAGTGATCACTTAGTTGCATCGTCTTCTCCCACAATGGCTTTTGCAATGGCATTTGATGCCTTGCGTCCTGAGATACCGCCCATTGTTCCCACTCCCATAAACGCAATGGCTTTCAAGATTTCAAGGAATATTGCGTCGATTGGTGCGAGTTCGGTCTCCTGCTTCTCAAAGCCAATAAGCCACAAAGTACCAAACGCAATGCCCAAGACCATAATGGTGATCGACTTGACGACGAATGCCCAGACTTGAACCTCGACCTCTTCGACACTAGGCTTCGGACGGTTAACCCTAGCCAGTATTAGTTGCTTTAAGAATTCAATCATTTGCGTTTCTCCATTACCTTCTCAACGGTTCTGCCACCAAAGTAAGCCAACATGATCAGTTGACCCCACTCACCTAATAGCTTGACATAGGTCTCGTTCACATTGACGCTGAAAGCAGACATCATCGCAAACAGAAAGTATGCGCTCAGGATCGCTATAAGGGTCATAGGACGAATGTTTTTTGATAGGTAGGAGTCAGACTTCATGTCTGATTCCCAGCGCTTTGTAACGGCTTCTAGTTCAGCCTTGGCAAAGTCTGCCTCTACCTCTGCCAGCTTCGCAGTTGCTGCTGGATCGCCAGCAATAGCCTTTGCAACGGCATCAACGCTATCAGACACACCAAACTTACTAGCCAAAGCGGTAACAGCAGAAGCACCCAAAGGACCAGCGACAGCCATTGCCAGCGTGGGTGCGACACCCTTGAGAAGACCGAGTAACTCATTCATTGCTTTGCCTTTCCATTAACCTTAATTGTCGGTTTATTTGTCTCTCTTTTTTCTCCAACCTTACTTCGGCTTTTTGTATCTTGATCCACATACTAATCAAGACTGGCGTGATGATTAAGATAATTGTCAGCATTACACACACAAGGATCAGAATGCTTCGATAAATGAATTTATCCATACTGCGTATAGCCAAGAAACTACGAGCAGCGCGATAAACAATCCCATGCCAAGCTCAATCTTTTCTTGTCTGAACCTTTCTTGTCTGTAAGCCTCTATCTGTCTTTTGATTCTAATTTGTTCCTTGCGTTTTTGTTGTTCTGCTTGAACCTTGGAGTAGATATTGTTGTAGTTCTCCCAGAGTGGTCCGAGCTGATAAGGCACACTTGCACCCCTCATCATCCCACTCAACTTGACATAGCTCTGGTCTAACTCGTTTTTGAAAACAGAGAGTTCCAGAATTGTCTCAGGGTCTGGATCAACGCTTGAAAATACTTCTTCATATTTAATTTCCACATATTCGGTTAACTCCTTGTGGTGTCTAAAAAAAGCACCTAAGTGCTTAATGAATTGCTGGACAATCTCGGCTTCGTTAGGGATGTGGGTTGTGTAGACTTCCTTCTTTTTCGCCACAGGCTTTGCGTCTGTGGCTGCTGGCTTGGACTCGGCTGGCTTTGAGCCACCAAATAATCCGCTAAAGAATCCCCATATCCCTTTGACTTCCTTTGCGATTGCTTGGGCATCATCGGTTGCCTTCTTTATCTTCTGTACAGCGACCTTGCCTTGAGACAAGGCATCGCAGCAGTATGTGATCCCGTCATACGCCAGTTGCATTGCCTTGAAAGCAGCGCCAATGGTGATGGGATCAAACACATCACTTCTTTATGTCTTTATAAATCTGGTACAGCTTGTGGCAGATCATTAAGACCGTGTAGATCAGAGTCGCCCAGATCAAGACTTCGCTGACCTGATAGCCAGCGACAGTTGCCAGAGATACGCCTACTGGCGGTGCTACCTTGGCGACGATTACTGAAATGCCTTCAGTTGTGTTTTCTGTGGTCATTATCTAGAATTCTGTGCAGCTACTTAAGCTTGATACGCAGCAATAACTGCTGGTGTCCAAACCGTATTGCATATAGCAACAACATTTGATGGAACACCAGTTAAGTCTTGATTGGGAATTAGACAAACACGATGATATGTTTGGCTAATTTGATTGCCATCTTCCATGATGCGTGTTGCCTCACGATAAATAATAGAACCTCTTTCTGATATTGTAATTTGGTCAATGACCATTTCT